AAAGCGGCCGACGAACAAGCCCTCCAAGAAGTCCTCGCCCCACTCGGGATGTATATTGCCGCGACTGAGGATTGCCCGGCCCGCTACGTCAGCAACGCCCGGTGGGCCATTGATGTCATCGGAACAATCTACGTACCGACCGGCAATACCACCACGACCGGCGGTTACTCTTACGCTGAGACAGCCCCGATCCCGGGATTTCATGCCAACGTGCGGTTCATTGGCGATCCGGCAGGATTGGACAAGGCTCTCATGGCTACAGGCTTGACTATACCGCAACCCAATAAACCAGCCCGCGTTTGGGCCTAAGGAGACTACTATGGCTAAATTTGAAGGTTCATCCAAGGATATGCGCGAGGACAAGAAGCTCGCCAAAGAAGCTAAGATGCCCCTCGACAAATTCGAGAAGTCCGACTTGGACACCCTGCACGATAAGGCCGGTGGTCTCCGTAAGGGCGGTAAGATGGCCGAAGGCGGTAAGGTCCGGGGCTCAGGTGCGGCTGTGCGTGGAATGAAATACAAGATCTATTAAGGACTATTAATGGCCACCAGCGGGACTTCACAATTCTCACTACCGTTCGATGAGTTGATCGAGCAGGCATCCCTGCTGGTTGGTGGAGAAGCCACGCTCGGCACGGAAGCTCGAACCCTTCGCCGGGCTTTGAATCTTCTCTTTATCGACATGCAGAACCGCGGGATCCTGCTGCACTCGCTCGAGCAGGGACTTACGTCTTTGGTTTCCGGCGTCACCTCAATTAACTGCGCCTCCTCGACCATCGACCTCGTCGACATGGTTGCCCGCGTCTACTCCGGCACCAACTATACCGACTTTCCGATGCAGCGCAAGTCATTCGATGAGTGGCTCGAAATCCCGATTAAGACCCAGACCGGGCCCCGGCCCTATTGGTATTGGGTCGACCGGAAGACCGACGGGCCTGTCATTCACATTTGGCCGACCCCCGTATCCCCGGCCGCGACCATCGTCTATTGGCGAGTTCGTTTCCTTCAGAGCGCTTCGAAGTTGGCCGACGATCCGGATTTTCCCCGTCGGTTTTTCCCGGCGCTCGTCAGCGGGCTTGCCTACAACTTTGCCCTTCAGCGCGGCATGGCTTTCCCCATGGATCGCCTCAACATGTTGAAGGCCAACTACGAAGAACAATTGATGCACGCCTTCGGTGAGGATCGTGAACGGGTCAACCTTCGCATTGTCCCGAAAGTCTATAGGAACCGCTAATGCCAAAGTATGCATCGGGCAAACATAGTAAGGCTGTATGCGACCGGTGCGGGTTCGCCTATCGGTATCTGAGTATCGTTACCGAACCCGGTACCAAGTGGCGCGTTTGCAAATCCTGCAACGACGGCTCCTTCAGTATGGTTTCGCATCCGCAAAATAAAATTCCGCCGATTTCACATGACCCGCAGGGCCTCGAGTTTCCGCGTCCGCAAGTTTGTACCGGTTTTACTCAAACGATTTGGGACGACATCGACGAAAACAACGTTACGACTGCTTGGGATAATGGTCTCACCCTTTGGGATGAAACTGATCAATGCCCACCGCAGCCTGGAGGCTAAGTAAATGACGTCACAAATTAATCCGAACTGGCCGACAGCGGTAAGTGCAACCACCGCCTCCGTTCGTTTGAATTTTTCATCCGCGTATCAAGAAATCACGGCGCTGCAAGCGGCTACCTCTGTTGGTCCTGAAAGTGCTAACGCGGTTCTTGCTGGTCCTTCTTCGGGTGCTCCAGCACTTCCAACCTACCGCTCTCTTGTCTTGGCCGATCTCCCCGCCCAAACTGGGACGGGAAACATTGTCCTTTCGAGTTCACCGACCTTAGTTACTCCGACGCTCGGCGCGGCCTCCGCCACCAGCATCAATAAGGTGGCAATCACGGCTCCGGCCACTAATGCAACTTTAACAATTGCGGACGGGAAAACTCTTACCGCCTCAAATACATTGACGTTTGTAGGTACTGATTCACAAACGCTTACGTTTCAGAACACCGGAACCGTTGTCAATCGCGACAGCACCGACACGTTTACAAATAAAACATTCGATACGGCCGGGACCGGAAATTCTTTCTCTATTAATGGCGTAGCTGTCACCGCGAATACCGGCACGGGTGCTGTCGCTCGGGCTGCATCTCCTACATTTACCACACCGGTTCTGGGTGCAGCTACCGCGACAAGTATGAATGGTTTGGCGATTACGGCGTCGACCGGCACGTTGACTATTACCAATCTTAAAACTCTGTCGGTGAGCAATACCCTTACCTTCACCGGTACCGATAGTTCGAGCGTTGCCTTTGGCGCGGGCGGTACGGTTCTTTATGGCAACCAAACGACTACTTTAAGCGGTGATGTTACGGGTTCAGGTTCGACCGCCATTACCACAACGGTGGCCAAGATTGCTGGAACGACTGTTTCAGGTACGACAGGCACGACGAATGTTGTATTCTCTGCGTCTCCAACAATTACCGGCACACTATCGACTGCTAACCACACGCAAACGACGTCGAGCGCGAACGCTCTTGCTATTGGCCCGAACGGGACGACCAACCCATCGTTTAATGTTGATGCGTCTACCGCCAGCGCGGCAACAGGGCTAAATATAAAGTCGGCCGCAGCGGCCGGTGGTTTGGCTGTGTCTGTTATCTCGTCCGGCGCCAACGAAAATCTCACAGTCAACGCTAAGGGTTCTGGCACGATCACGCTCGGCAGCGTGTCGACCGGCGCTATTGTTCACACCACGGCGACAACGCTTTCCGCCGCATTGACTTATGGCGGCGTGACCCTCTCGAACTCCGTGACCGGCACCGGCTCTATGGTGCTGGCGACGAGCCCTACCTTAGTAACGCCAGTTCTTGGTGTCGCGACGGCGACCTCGATCAATAAACTGGCAATCACCGCGCCCGCCACGAGCGCAACGCTGACGATTGCAGACGGTATCACACTCTCGGCTACGACAACCTCGATCATCAAACCGCCGACGAGAGCTGCTCTCACGTCAGGCACGGGCGCTACTTATACGACCCCAGCGGGCGTTACATGGCTAGAGATCGAACTGGTAGGCCCCGGAGGCGGTGGCTCCGGTGGCTCCGGTGGCGGAAATGGCAGCTCCGGTTCTGCTAATACGTCATTTGGTACCCTGACGGGAAGTTTAGGGTCTGGAGGAGTATCGTCCGGGAGTCCGGGTACCGGCGGCGCGGCCTCAGGCGGAGATGTCAACGCTCCCGGCGCGACGGGGCAAGCAGGTTCCGCTCTTGTTGGCTCATATGCTGGTGGTAGCGGCGCGAGTTCTCCCCTTGGCGGTGGCGGCGGCGGCGGACCATCGGCCGGTAACGCCGGTGCGGCTGGCGGCTATGGTGCCGGTGGCGGTGGCTCTGGCGCTACGGCTGCCACAACTTTCTGTGGCTCGGGCGGTGGGGCCGGTGGTTACGTGAAGAAAATAATTACATCGCCGTCCGGAACCTATACCTACACGGTCGGCACTGGTGGCGGTGGCGGTACAGCGGCGGCGGGCGGCGGCACTGGTAGCGCTGGCTCAGGCGGCATTATTATTATCATTGAACATTATCATTGAGGTTTGTGATGGCTGACTTGCAGGGAAATGCTCTATTGGCTTTGATGGAAATCCAGGCATCGGACTTGGTTGCCATCCGCTGCGTGAAAGCGGGGATTCCGTTTCCGGCAGACTGGATCACTTATATCGCGGCCTTGAGACAGGTGACGGAGAAAAGCGATATGCCTATTAAACCGCCATACCCGGCGGGGACGTAATAAAATGTCAACCTCGTACACCCAACTAAGCACGGACATTGAATTAGCCACCGAGAACGAGGATACGGACTTCATTGCCCAGATCCCGGAATTTGTTTCTCGCACCCAATACCGGCTGCATCGGGACCTGGATACCTACGGCTTCGTAATCTATACCTCAGTCTCCGCCTCGACTGGCCAGTATCTAATTACAAAGCCAAGCTCGGCCTTGATTATCAAATCCCTCTACCGGGTCAGTGGCGGGGCTCGGAAGCCGATGCTTCTACGCACCGACGAATACATTAACGAGTATTGGCCCGACCGGACCTCCGTCACGACTACCAGCCCGCCCAAGTATTATTCAAACTGGGGCTTCAATCAATGGTACATCGCGCCACCGGCCCCGGTTAATACCAACTTCGAAATTTCGATGGTCGGAGTTCCCGTCTCCATTGGATCCGGTACTGCGACCAACTGGCTGACTGACTACGCGCCGGAAGCTCTCTTCTACGGCTGCATGGTCGAAGCCTGTCAGTGGATGAAAAACTACGGCGCGGCCCAGACTTGGGAAGCCCAATACCAATCCGCAGTCGGAGCTCTCCGCAACGAGGCCCGCCGCACACGTATGGACGATCAAATAAACAACGAGAATCCGCGCGGAGCCGACAATCCGTGGCAAAAAGGTAGCACGTAATGGCCAGCACATATACCACAGATAACCGCCTCGAGTTAATGGCGACCGGTGAGAACTCCAACACTTGGGGTTCAAAGACCAACACGAATATTACTCTCCTCGAGCAGAAGATTTCCGGCTACCTGGCCGTAGCTATCGTCGACGGCAACAACACGCTCTCAGCCAATAACGGCGCGACCGACCAAACTCGGCAGGCTATCCTGAAGTTGACCGGCGCTCTCACCACGGCCACCACGGTAATCACCCCTGCAGTCGCCAACAACTGGACTATTGTCAACGCCACGACCGGCAGCCAAACCGTCACATTCAAACCGTCCGGCGGCACCGGCCTGGTAGTTCCAAATGACGGCATCGGTCACTTCTACTGGACTGATGGGGCCACGATGTTTTACACGACCGGCCCCGCCGACATAACCTGCACCACACTATCGGCTACTGGAGCCATCACCGGCGGATCGGTTGCAACTTCCAGCGCTACAATTACAGGCGGTACGATCAGCGGCGTAACAATTACAGGCAACGGCGCAATACCGGCCGGAACAATTTTAGATTTCGCTGGGACGGCAGCACCCTCGGGGTATTTGGGTTGCGATGGCTCGGCTGTGAGCCGGGCAACTTACGCGGTTCTTTTTGCTGCAATTAGTACGACCTGGGGCTCGGGCAATGGGTCTACCACGTTTAATGTGCCGGATATGCGTGCACAAGTCGCCGTCGGTTCCGGCACCTCGCCGACGTATGGGGCGCTGGCTGGTGGCACCGTCGGGGCTACCTTTGGAGAGTTCAACCATACCCTTACGACACCGGAGATTTCTTCGCACAGCCATACCATTACCGACCCAACCCACGCTCACACGATGTCTACCGGCGCGGGCGGCGGAGCAACAATAGGTTACGCTGGCTATAGTCCGTCATGCCTAGCAGATGCGACTGGATCAGCTGCTAGCACTGGTATTACCGGCACGAACAGCGCGGGCGGCAGCGGGGCGCACAACAACGTCCAACCATCTGCTGTCGTCTTGAAGATTATTAAAACTTAACAAAGTAATGTGGTAATGCCCCCAGCGCAAGGATCTCCTCCTCCGCCGCCCCCACAGTTAACTAAGATTGATTTCCGCCCGGGCATCAACCGGGAACTCACACGTTATGCAAACGAAGGCGGCTGGTACGATAGCGACTATGTCCGGTTCCGGTTCGGTAAACCTGAGAAGATTGGCGGTTGGGTCAACATTCAGGGCTCTAACGTATCCGGAAGCGTCCTCGGAAAAGCCCGCGTCCTCAAGGGCTGGAATTCCCTCGACGGTTCCCAGTGGATGGCTATCGGCACCAACCTAAAACTTTACATTTGGCAGGGCGGTACTTACACAGATATTACCCCAGTACGAGTGTCCGCCTCCACAACCAACCCCTTCAATACATCAGCCGGATCCGTTCAAGTCAAAGTTTCGATTTCCGCTCACGGGGCCATCGACGGCGACTTCTTCGTTATCACGTCCACAGCCGCAACCGTCGGTGGAAACATCGTTCTTTCCGGCGGCTATCAACTTTCAGTTCTCGACACCAATTCATTCACGATCAACACAACAACTACTGCGGCTGCTACTTCAGTGGCTTGCGGTGGCCCCACTACCGGATTTTTTGAAATCAACACCGGCAATGCGGACAACACTCAAGGTACTGGCTGGGGCGTAAGCTCCTGGGGAGGTTCTACTTGGGGCACGGCTCGCTCCGGTGGATCAAACATCTTTGTCCCGCTTCGAACCTGGTCCCTGGACAATTGGGGTGAAAACCTATTGGCGAACCCGACCGGCGGCGCGATCTACCAGTGGGTAAAGACTTCCGGCGTCAGTACACGGGCAGTCGTCTTATCGTCGGCCCCGTCGCAGGCAAACTTCATTCTCGTCTCGCAAGAAGACCAACACGCCATTGCCTTCGGAGTCCCCGACGTAATCACTTCCGTCTACGATCCGCTCTACTTACGTTGGTGTACTCAAGGCGACCTTACGTCCTGGGCGGCGACCCCCACCAACGATGCCGGAGACAAGCGGCTATCGGGGGCCAACCGGATCACGGCCGTCCACCGTTCCCGCGGCCAAATCCTCATCTGGACCGATGACCCGCTCTTCTCCATGCAGGACTCAGGTCCGCCCTACACGTTTACCTTCCAGAACATCGGGCAAGGCTGCGGTATCGTTGGACCCAATGCCGTTATCGACGCGGGCGGTTTCACCTTCTGGATGGGCAACCAACAATTCATGGTTTATAGTGGTGCGGCCCCGGTCCCGCTTCCCTGTACGGTTCTTCGCTACGTCTTCGATTCGCTCGATACAACCCAGCTCAATAAAGTATTTGCCGCGGCGAATGCCTCATTTAACGAAGTTATCTGGTTCTACCAAAGCACGGCGTCGACCACCGGCGAGATCGACCGCTGTGTAGCCTACAACTATATCGACAACACTTGGTGGATCGGTAGTCTCTCCCGGCTTTCCTGGATCGACCGCGGCACATTCCCACAACCAATCGCGTTTGATTCGTCCGGTGTTGGCTACTACCAAGAGTTCGGGTTTGACGCCGACGGCGCTGCAATAGATTCCTACATCGAGTCCAACGAGTTCGATCTGGGTGACGGGCAAAATATTATGTTCCTCGACCGGATCATCCCCGACGATACGGACCGGGACGGGAATCCCCTCAACGGTAACATCAGCCTCTACGTAAACTATAGGGCCTACCCGGGCGATACGCTCCACACGAAGGGACCCTACCTCGTCAGCGCCAACACAGCCAAGGTCGATCTCCGGGTCCGGGGTCGTCAGCTGTCACTCCGCGTAGAGTCTACGGCGGTCGGCCAAAGTTGGCGTCTCGGCTCCTACCGATTCCGGCAAGCCCCAGACGGAGAGCATTGATCCAATGGCAGCCACCGGCGAACGTCATGGCCCGATTTTACCTAATGCTCCCAGCTCGCTTCCGGCGGATGCTCAAAAGACCTGGGACGAGACGATGCGCATTCTAACCAAGTTCCACGGCCGGGTTCATTGGGGCCAGATGGCGACCGGCTACAATGTCACGGGCCAGGTTTCGGTGTCGGCCTCCATCGACCTAAATACCCCTAATGTGACGGCCGTCGCTCAATGCCTAGGCAAACTTATCTGGGATTTGAAGTCGGCCGGGTACCTGGTCGCTACAGTGGTCTCCGCCCCATGACATTGACTTTTAGGGGTATTTATGATATAATGGTCCCTGGAAGGGCTTCTTTATGAGCAACCCGCTTCTTGCCGCGCATCTGGCCTCCAAGGGCCGCGGAGGGGATGACCAATTGGTCCATATGTCCTCCGACGAGATGCGTGCCCTCTCCCAGATGACCAACCGCAAATTCACCATAAATCCCGATACCGGCCTCCCTGAGGCATTCGGCTTCGGTGACATCTTGTCGACTGCGGCCCCGATTGCCCTAGCTGCGTTTGCCCCTGAACTAATTCCCGCCCTCGGGCCTGAGGCTATGGGCGGTGGAATGATGGGCAGCATTCTCAGCGGGATGGCTGTCGGCGCGGGCGTTGGCGGGCTTTCTTCTATGCTATCGGGCGGGAATCTCGGTAAAGGTATCATACGCGGCGGGCTCTTCGGTGGGCTCGGCGGCGGCCTCTCGAACGGCCTCGGGCTCCAGGGTACATCCGGTGCTGGGGCCGATGCCGAAACTCAAGCAGCAGCAGCTAATGCAGCCAATGCTGATGCGGGCATAGCTAACCAGGTAGCGAATACTCCTACCCAGATTGCCGACCTTTCTGGTGGTTACCAAATTCCAGTCACCACGGCAGGAGGCGCGTATTCTCCGTCAGCCGTTGACCAAGTGGGAACTGTAGCTGGCCGCGCTTCTCCTGAGTCTAATCCTAATTTGTATTACGCCGATAAAGCACCCCCGGGGCCCGGTGAGGTAAATGTTAAGTCTGCGGTCGATACCAGCGGTTACCAGAATGCCAGGCCATCTCTTGGGTCTCAGACGTCAAATTTCTATAAAGAATATAAGACCCCGATTTTGCTGGGCGGGCTTGGGCTGGCGCTGTCGAGTGATACGCCGGAACAAGCCCCGCTTCCAACGATGGCTTCTACGCAGCAACACATCCCGACGGCGACGGCCTCCCCGATTGCCCGGACGTATACTCCTTATGCCGGAAATCTGAATACTTACGGACAAGGCCAGGGTGAGTATAATTATTTCTCGAATAACGCGATGCCGAAAGTTACGTACGCGGCTAAGGGCGGCCGGGTGAAGGGCATCGGGACGCCGCGTTATGCGGAAGGTGGGGCGACTGATGCCGCGCCGTCGATGAATAGTCGAGAGGCAAATGTCGGCGGCCGCATGGTTTATTACGACAGGGCCGGGAATGTTGAGGCATATGAAAATAAACTCAGACAATTAGTTCCTGGCCCGGCCGCAAAACCAAGTGTGTTACCTAGTTATTATTTTCCTGAAGATATGGCGTCACGCAGATCGCATCTTCGCCCAACAGACACTCCATCGGACTTGCCGACGCCCTTCGCACGCGGCGGCCGGGTGAAGCTGGCGGGCGGTGGGCTTTCGGCAATTCAATCCGGGATGGGAATTCTGTCGCCTGGCCAGCTCCAGTCAACGAGCTCGCAGGCAACGTCCAGCCTTCAGACGCCCTACCAGGGGACGGCCCCTGCGCAGGTGACCGCCCGGGCTAACGCGGCAAATACCCCTAAGAGCGGGCTCTCGAGTATCTTGTCGAAGGAAGCGGCGACCGCCTCTGGTCTCGACCAGGCGCTGATGGCCAAGCTGAAAGCGGAGCAGGACGCTGAATACGGGGGCGGGACAGGCGCGGCTCTTCCTTATACGACTACGGCCGGGCAGAGTCAACCACAAATTCAACAGCAGGCAGCCCCTCCCTCGCGGGAGCAGCAGGCGCTAGCATCGATTCAATACCCGTGGCAGCTCGAGCAGGCTTTCAATCCGGCAAGTAAGACTCCGATGGCCCAAGCGTACACGCAGGGGATTAACTCGTCGATGCTGGGCCCGACTGCCGCAAACAATCCTCCCGCGTCGAATCAACCGATCCAGGGACTTGAAGATGCATATCAACGCCAGTTGATGTCCCAGGGCCTCGCCATGAAGAAGGGCGGTTCTGTAGTTGAAGCTGCTCGGCTTGTAGCTTCCAAAGGCGCGGGCCATGATACGTTATTGGCGCATATTAATCCAAAGGAGGCTTCGGTTCTACGGTCAATGGGCGGGCGCGGCATTGTCAACCCAAAGACAGGCCTTCCTGGGTTTGATGGTGGTGACGATAGTGAGGGTGATACAGGTGGCCCAAGCGAGTCTGACAACAGCCCTCCAGGCCCAGACAACAGCCCTCCAGGCCCAGGCCCAGGTGGCCCAGGTGGCCCTCCAGGCCCAGACAACAGCCCTCCAGGCCCAGGCCCAGGTGGCCCAGGTGGCCCCAGCGGTCCTGATGGTGTTGATGGTCACGGTGTAGATACCCCAGACTCTGCTCCACCGGATACGAATATTACAGCTCCGGTAGATACTGCACAAGCTCCTCCAGTTGACCCTACGGCTAGTTCATTAAGTGAAATTGCTAGTACTTCGGTAAATAATTCCCCATTGACTACTACGGATTACAATCAGTTAGCTGTAGAGAAAATCAATCAGGATCCGAATCCGAATAATCTGACAGAACAAATGCCTGTGCAGCCTCAGAGCTGGCTTGATGCACACACCCCATCGTGGCAGGATATTGCTAAGATTGGAGTTAACGCTTTATTTCCGACGGTTGCTACGGCGGTAGCTGGACCTTTGGGGGCCATGCTCGGCATGGGAAATTCGGCCTCAGCTGTATTTGGGGGTCCTAGTGTAGGAAATAGTCTAGTTAGCAATGCATCCCAGAATGCGACGGCTGGTACCAATGTGGCCACTGATTTTGGAATTCCCTCGGTTAATCCAGCTACAGGAAATACGGGGTCTGGGCAATCAAATTCAATTCTCAGTGCCGCGTATAGACCCCAAGCTTCAAGCCCGCTTTCGATGAACCTTAACAGCGGGCTCTATGGGAATTTTGCTAGGGGCGGGCGGGTCAGCCTGGCTGACGGCGGGAACAAGGGCGTGATGCTTTCTCCGCAAGACGAGAAGGCACTTATTGCGAATTGGGTTTCGGGTCCGGGCACCGATCCGTCGACTCTGGATATCAATGCGTTGAAGCAGGCTGAGAAGCGTCTCGAGACTTTGGGAACTCGCTATCGGCAGGTGCTTCCGCCGGATCATGTGCTCCAGGGCCGCCCGGAGATGCCTCCGCCCAAACCCGAGTTTGCTTCCGGCGGGCCGTTGACGATGGCGGCTGGTGGACGGTTCAATGAGGGCCGGGAACTTTATATGGTCGACGGTGGGGCCCTTCATGGGAATACCGATGGTCAGGCTGATGAGGTTCCGGCGCAACTTAGTCACGGTGAATATGTGATTGATGCCGCTACGGTGGCGCTGCTGGGCGGCGGGAACAATGCTGCCGGTGCTAAGAAGTTGGATGAGATGCGGGCCAAAATTCGGAAACGTTCGACCGGATCTACGAAGCAACCGAAACAAGTTAAAGCCAGCCCGTTGAGTATGATGTAATGATTGTGGTGCGTGCGGCGGCCTATGGAGAGCTACCTAAGTTTTTGCCCCTCTTGGAGCAGATGCATGCCGAGTCCCCGATGAAGTGGCCGGAGATCGATGACCAGAAGGTATTGGCAGCACTCGAGAATTGTTTCGATACGGGCGCAGTCTTTGGTGCATTTAATGACAACACGACCCCGGTCGGGATTTTAGCTTTGGCGGAGGGTGAACATTGGTTCTCGCATCATCACTTCCTAGGCGATCTGGTGTTCTATGTTGGCGTTGATTTTCGGGCAAGCACTGCTGCCCGGCGTCTACTCGAAGAGGCTAAGCGTCTCGCGTCGGACACGGGTCAGCTTCTGCTGGTTGCGGTGGTAGACGGGACCGATGTCGAACGCAAAAGTATTTTTTATCAACGCGCCGGATTTGATTTAATCGGCGGCGTTTTCGCTTTTAATAAGGACTCCTGAAATGGGAATGCTCTGTCAGACCCCGACACCAACGTCGGTACCTACAATCAGCGCAAGCGAAACCCAGCTACCAGCTTGGTATCAGACGGCCCTTGAGGGTCTCGATACTTCGGCTGGTCAGATCGCGGGCCAAGCATACACTCCCTACACGGGAAGTCAAGTGGCCGGATTTACAGATCCGACGTTGCAGTCGTTTCAGAACACGCAGAACGCCGTTGGCTCCTATCAGCCGGGCCTTAATGCGGGCACGAACATGACAGCACAAAATGCTGCCCCGATTTCGGGAGCCCAGATCAATCAGTACATGAACCCCTATATGCAGGATGTTGTTAACGCGCAGCAGTCTAACGCAAACTTGAACTTCGCGCAACAGCAAAAGCAAACTGCCCAACAGCAGGTTAACGCGGGGGCCTTCGGCGGTTCCCGGGCGGGCGTCCAGAACTCAATGGATCAGTATTTCCAGAACCAGCTCTTGAACCAGATCCAGGCTCAGGGCTCGGCCCAGGCCTATGGGAATGCCCTCACGACAGCCCAGCAGCAGCAACAGGTCGGGCTTCAGGGCGGGGCCCAGATGGCGGCTCTCGGTGCGCAGCAGCAGGGTCTCGGGCTCCAGGGTGCGGCCGCTCTCGGTGCTGTCGGTACGCAGCAACAGCAGCAGAACCAGGCCGGGCTCAATGTGGCCTACCAGAATTTCCAGAACCAACTCATGTGGCCCCAAAATCAGGCCTCCTGGCTCTCGAACATATTGCACGGCCAGAACGTTGGCCAGCAGACCGTTACGCAGGGGCAGCAGTTCCAACCGCAGATGTCACCGCTCACCGGGCTTGCCGGTCTTGGCATGGCCGCTGCGGGTGCCTCTCAAGCCGGGATTCTCTAAATGGGCCCCAATCAAGTTCCGCAAAGCACTCTTATGGATGTTATTAACGAGAACGGGCTTTGGGGGTTATTTGGCAGTCAAAATCCGTTTCCAATTCAACCGGGATTGCACCCAATTGCGCCCTTTCAGTCGGCTAATCCACGGAACGTTCTTTCTACTACAGTGCCACCGCCAACCACTTTGCACGAGATCTTAGGACGGATACCCACTTTGGCCAGTGGCTTAGGATCAGAC